TTTCAAATTAAATTTGGTCAAATAACAAATAGTACACCAAGTCATTTAACTAAAAGAAAGTTAAATGAAAGAGTTGAGTGCATGCAAGAAGAATTAGATGAGTTCATTCAAGCATGTGAACTACAGGATCTTTCAGGTCAAGCTGATGCTTTGGTAGATTTAGTTTATTTTGCTTTAGGAACAGCAAATATGCTAGGACTTCCTTGGCAAATCCTATGGAATGATGTCCATGAGGCCAATATGAGAAAAGTTGCAGGAATAACAAAAAGGGGTCATAAAGTAGATTGTATAAAACCAGAAGGTTGGATAGGTCCTATTACTTCTAAGATTTTAATCAATGCAGGATATAAAGGTCATAATTTGGAGCAAGATGATGAGTGAAATAGATAAAACATTACAAGAACGTGGTAATAGATATGGAACCTTTGTTGATAACGCGATAATGTGTCAACTATTTAAAAATATTATTCGTCAAAGTCCACAACTTGAAGATTACCATATTGAGGCATTAGATATGATAACTCATAAGATTGCTAGGATTTTAAACGGTGATCCAAATTATGATGATTCATGGAGAGATATTGCAGGATATGCCATGTTAGTTGTAAAACATTTAGAGGAACAAAATAATGGCTAATCCAATCGACATTGTATGGCATAATCAACTAAGTAAAGTTTTGACTTATGGTAAAGATATAGCTCCTAGAGGTCAAAATACTAAAGAATTAGTAAATCAAGTATTTGAAGTTAATATGAAATATCCAGTTTTGATTTGCCCTGAAAGAAGATTATCTTATAAATTCATGGCAGCAGAAGCATTATGGATATTATCAGGAGATAATAAAGTAGAAACTATTGCTCCATATAATAAAAATATAAAGCAATTTTCTGACGACGGTATTATTTTCCAAGGAGCTTATGGTCCTAGAATTATAAGTCAACTTGACTATGTTATCGAGAGTTTAAGAAAAGATAGAGAATCAAGACAAGCTGTATTAACAATATGGAATCCTAATCCTAAACCTAGTAAAGATATTCCATGCACGGTATCTATAACGTTTCAAATTAGAGACAATAAATTAGATTGTTTTGTATTTATGAGGTCATCTGATTTATTTTTAGGAATCCCTTACGATGTATTTAATTTTAGTATGTTATCTCATTTAGTATGTTCTGAACTAGATAACGTAACTCCTAGAACTTTATACTTAACTGCAGCATCATCTCATTTATATGAAACAGACTTTGAAAAAGCAATTAATTGTTTAAAATATGATTATACGTCATCAGATCCTATTCCTAAGTTAACAAAAACTGAAATATTTAATGTTCTTCATGAGATAAGACTGACGGGCCAAGGTTGGTGGATATGAGACCTGATTTAGATCAATGGGCAATGGAAATTGCAAAAGTGACAGCTTCTAGAGCTACATGTGTTAGACGTAAAGTCGGTTGTGTTTTGGTTAATAATAAAGGTTATATATTGGCAACAGGGTATAACGGCGTTCCTAAAGGACTAAATCATTGTATAGCAAATGAATGTTCAGGTTCTAATGCTTCATCAGGAACAAGATTAGATGAATGTTTAGCTGTTCATGCCGAAATGAACGCTTTATTACAATGTAATAACGTATTCGATATTCATACAGTATATGTAACGGTTTCACCTTGCATTCATTGTATTAAAGTGTTATTAAATACTTCTTGCAAAAGAATCGTATTTTTAGAAGAATATTCGGATATTAGATCTAAAGAATTATGGTTATCTGCAGGACTTGAATGGAGTTTATTATGATTTTTAATCCTTTTACACCTATTCCAAAATCTGACAAATCCCATGTCAGAGGATGGGCACAACATTGGGCAGAATGCCTAGATGTATCGATTGCTGATAAAAGTACTAGTCTTAAAGGAGATTTATATTTAGACCATGGTGTGAACTTTGGAGGAACATTAAATTTATTTGGAGGAGTTAGCGATGAACTAGTTGATCGTATTATAGAAATGATTGACTGTCCAGGAGAACTTTATAGTTTGGATATAGATATGCCTGATTATGATGGAATGTTACGAAAAAGAGGAGTCACTATCACAGGATTAAAGGAAAGATTAGAAAGAGCTATAACTCTTAAACAATCCAATTTTCACAATAAATATAAAGTATTTGGCGATAGTCATGCCACAGCATTTGCTCCTAAAAACTCTCATATTATTAGAAATAATGGAATGACTTTATATAGAGCATTAGAAGATAATCTTATTCCAGAAGATACAGATTTAGTAGTATTAGGATCTATAGATATACGCCATCATATAGGTCGTCAAAAAGATTTATCAATCGTAGATCTTGCTGATAGACTTGCTATGTTTGTGTTTGACAACAACATGTCTGTAGCAGCACCTGTTCCTGTAGAATATGAAGCTCGTAAAATACCACAAACAGGATTTTATAAAGGACAACCTTTTACAGGGAAAAGACACGAACGACTTGCATGGACATTTTTATTTATAAATACACTTATAGATTTAGGAGTCAATGTGGTATCACCTCCTATGGAATGGTATACCATGGACCCTGAAGATTATGCTAAAGAGTATATGGAATTAAGTAGTTCTGTACATATTTCACCAAGACATTATAGAAGATACGGAGGATGGGATAATGTTTGAAATAACTAAAGATACATCAAATAAAGATGCTTTATTTACAAAAGATCAATATTTACGCATGCTCACAGGTTTTGAATCAAAAATTAATGAACCTGTTATTGAAAAATGGAATGATAGATATATTTTTAGAGGAGATTTATCAGCAACTAGTTTAAAAGGTTATGGTGCTGAACCTTTAATTTCAAGTATTAGAGAAAATGTATTGGTTTATTGCGCGCCAAGAGCAGGAGCTGCTGCTAATGCTGTAGCTACTATTGCTAAATTGTATAATAAAAAATGCATATTCTTTTGTCCAGCGTCTAAAATTGCATCAGATCATCAAGCCTCATTAATGAATTTTGATAATGTGGAACTTAGATTTGTAAAAATTGCAGCAATGCCTACTTTAAATATTTATGCTAAAAGATGGGCAGAACAAAAAGGAGCAAAATTTTTACCATTTGGATTATCAGGAGTTCCTACAGTAACAGCAGGACTTATTTATACAGCATCACGCATGAATATTGATCCATCAGAAGTTTGGATGAGTGTCTCTACAGGAACCGCAATACGCGCGTTTGAGATAGCGTGGCCTGACGCAAATATAAAAGGAATAGTAGTGGCTAGGAATATGAAGCCAGGTGAGATAGGAAAGGCCGATTTGATGTCTGCTACTATTCCTTTTTTAAAACCTGCAAAAAATCTTCCTCATTTTCCAACGACTGTAGCTTATGACGGTAAAGCTTGGGAAAGATTTGAAAAAGAGTCTAAACCAGGGTCAATATTTATGAACGTATCGTGTGATGCTAATATATCAAAACCCTATAATGGGGTTATTGATTCTCATAGAGAATGGTATGACTTTAAGGATTTAAGATGAACATCGAAACCACGGTTTATTACGATGAGTTCCTTCGATATTATGAAATGGCAAAAATTCAACAAAAAGAATGTAATTTAGGTTTTATTCCTCATACGGAATCATCAATAAATGATGATCTTATGAAGAATGTTCATTTGTATGATGTGGTCAATAGAAAGTACGCAGGATTTAGTCAAATACTATTAGATATGTGGCACGGTTTAGATTTTGATCATCCATATTTTGGAAAACTTCATAATGTTAGACTTCCTATATGTGAAAAGTTTGGAAATCAAGAATGGGGTATTAAAGAATGGTTGTACGTGTTCATGGTGCATAGAGTTACAGGATCTGGTATTAACTACGCAAAAAATCCTAGTGGTTACCATAATACTATTTTGCCTGAGTTTCATGATTGTGAAACAGTCGACGAAATGGTATCTAAAGTATGTCAATATAAAGACGCTATGTATACGTCTGTTGGTTATCAATTTCCAGCTTTCCCAAAGCCTACTAGTTCATATAAAAGAGGTGGCGATTATTTTTTATGTGAATATGCTCCTAAACTTATTAATGATTTTTATAAATGGTTAGTTCCTATTACGTCATTTAGGGATGCAATGGATTTTCTAGTAAACTGGAATAAAGATCAAGGATTAAGGGCGTTTAAATTTCAATATGCGGCATTTTTAGCAGATGTTGCTGATTTTTATCCAGACTTAATAGATTCAGAATCTTTATTTTTTTACGGTACTAATGCTCGTGAATGTATTAAATACATGGCAAAACCTAAAGGGAAGATGAATGAACAAGACTTTTTAGATTTAGTGACAGAGAAAGCCTGTGAAGACACAGGAGGCATTCCCTATGATGTAGAAGACGTCATGTGCGATAGTATTAGATGGATTGAGAATTATATTAAACCAGGTAAAGATTATGACCATATTTGTCGAGATTCTACATGGAATAGTTCTAAAATTAAAAATCACCCGTTTGGTCGTCAAAAGGCAATGTTAGAGTTAGGGTTAATAAAATCGTTTAATAATTTAAATGTTCATCCTTCTGATGACTATATTTTAAAAATAAATGAAATTAATGTTGAAAATTATATTTACAAATGTAAATATTTATGAAATAATAGTCTCAACACTAACGAAAACGAGAATACGACAATGAATACATTTACAAAAAAGATAGAATCAATTTTAAAAGAATTTGATGATAAAGAAATTGAGAGTGTTATTGCCAGCGTACCAGCAAGAAGGCAATCAAGACGTAATAGTATAGATAAACAAGTTAGAGGAAGTTTCAATTATCCTGAAGTTTGGTCATCATGCGGTGGTAAAGGTTGGTACAAACTTTTAGAGTGGTGCGATAAAGATTTAATTGAAATTTTAAACAAAGATCACCAAAAGAAAGTATCTGAACGTAATGCGAAAATTGCTAAAAAACTCACTGATGCAGGCGTTAAAGAGATTATTGATGGAGTCGAACAGTATAAGCAAGGTGGATTTGAAGGAACCTGGTTTTTTCAAACTGATGCTGGTAAAAAAAGAATTGAAATACAAGTAATATTGGCTGGGGGATATATTCAATGCCTACATAATCGAGTTCTTGTAAAAATTAAATAATAACCACCGCCTCGAAGGGCAACCACTCGCCCTACTTCGGTAGGGCATTTTTTTGAGGATAATATGAAAGATTATAAAAACAAACCCATACATCGATTTACTAAGCACCAAGAAATACAAATTTGGTGTTTATTGGTAGCAGGATTTATTCTAGTTCTGGAGGCATGGCTACAATGACACCAGAGGAACGAAAAGAGAAGCAAAGAATACGTATGCTTGAATATTACCATAAGAATAAGAAATATATTAACGAACGGGTTAAAGCACAAAAAAGAGCTAAAAAATTGAATATTGTAGTTACAGTAAGCCAAAGTAATATTACAAAAAAAGAGATAATGAGGTTAATAGGTGTTACGGCACTTGTACTGGATAAAATACTAAAAGATAAAAAGTATGCAGCTCCTAAACATATAGCAACCTATATCGACGGCACAATGTTATTTAATCGAAAAGAAATTATGGAATGGTTACCGTATATTAGAGAAACTTGTGCTTTTATGAAAAAAGGTAAGACCATAGTGTTATCTGGCATGGCGGCACAGATTGTTGAGTTTATGCGTAAAAATAAGGAGATAGAGTTATATTGCGATGAGTTAAGACGCCATGACCAGAGACGTTGACTATGCTTTAATGCTCCAAGTATTATATAGTAAAGGATATACTTTGTCAAGTATTGCTAAAGTCACTGGTGCAGCAGTAAGTACATTATCGACAGTAAAACAAGAGTCAAAAGATGTACCAAAGCATTGGCATGACGGATGGGAAGGAATGGTATTACAGGATTACTACCGTAAGGCAATAGGCACAAACGTTCCTTTTGTTGGAGATTATATTGAATTAGGAGACTATAAGGATGCGGATACTTGAATTATTAATATTAGGGTTGTTTTGCTTAGTAATAATAACGGTAAATATATTATTAATCCCTTTATATATATTGACTAATATTAGGAGAAAGAAATGAAGATGAGATTTCCACTGGCGAATGAAAACGCACGTTGCTTAGGAAGCAACTGCGACAAGAAAGAAAACTGTTCCAGATACTTAAGTATTGAAGTAGATACAAAAGATTTCTTTTTCCACATGGATGCAATGAAAGAATTAAAAGAAATGGATTGTAGTTTTTTTATAGATTTTAGGGATGTTAATTATTATGACTATTGAAAGAGAGCTGTTACAAAAAGTTGTAAACCATATGTGGCAAGGG